TTGCTCTTCTTGCTTGACCTTCAAGCCTAGCGCGTTTTGAATCTTATCAAGTAAGCCCGCGTTGAGCTCTTCCTTGACCGCCGATAGGAGCTTCATAGCATCCTCAATGGTGCTCTGGCCTTCCTTGCTGATACCATCGACAGCCATCTGCTTTATAATCTCAGTGTTGTCGTCGTGTCCTGGTGACGATAAGATCGCCGCTGTAAGATCTCGCATCTCAAAATCCTCCGATTTCCAAAGCGCGAATTTTCGTTTATTCGCGCCGCGTTTAACCAAACTCACTTCGTGCACCGATAACGATGTCAGATCTGTCGCGCTGGTCCCCTCTTCATTTTGATCACTGGCCATCTGTGCCAATCTCCCCGTATTCAACCGCCGGGATTTTCCCGGATTCGTGCGGTGTCCTTAGACCGAAACCGCCGATCGAATAAGCTTCGAAATTCCCCTCTTTGAAATCCTTCCAAAGCGAGTCGTTTAATTTAGTGCTCAAAATCCAAGAACCTGACGTGACGACGTCCTCCCCCATCCTGAACTTGTAAGCCCGGTGAGGCTCGTTCTCCATGGCTTTGGCGTAGTCTTCCCTTGTTGGGTAAGGTACCAAGTATGATTCGACTGGAATCGCTCCTGCGGCTTTGGCCGCGTGATTCAAGCCTATCGTTCTCGAAGAGCTCAGCCACTTATGGGCTGCATCTTCGATCGTGCCGGGGAAAATTACGTCATCTTGAGAATCTGTCGTATAGGGTGATAGAACCACGCCTGTCACGATCTGCTTCTCGCTGTCGGTTTTGCTTATGCTGACGCTGATGGGTTTGATGTCGCGCTCAAGATCTGAGGCATCAACGGGTGAGTCCGTCTGAATCGGAGACTCTAGAATTGATTGCAGCACGAAACCTGAGGCGCTGTCAAGAAATGATTTAATTATGCGTGCTTTTCTCGCGACCTCGCCGCTATCGCCGAACTTAAAAAGAGCACTTGGATGAGGAAGACGCACCCGGCATCGCCCCTTCGCTGCGCTAACGTTACCAAGGGCGATGCATAAAAGCGGGGCGCCTCCCTCATGAGAAGGGCTCTCAGACGTGATGATCTTATACCTCGGATTCCCGATTAGAGGAAGATAAACGCTCTTGAAAATCTCCAACGCCTTACCCTCGATCTCTGTGTCGCATATAAAGACCACCTCCCTATCGTGTGGCGTGTGGATCTTTTGAAGTGTTGCGAACGCCCACCCGGGAAGAACGTCGAACGCCTCGCCGAGCGCCTTCATTATCAACTCATGGTTACATAGATTCTTAACGATGGCCTCCGCATACACCGCGCTAGCCCCCACCTTCGGCGCCTCCCCTCTGATCTTCTGAACTCGTGATAGACTGAAGACCCGGAAGACATCGGTGAGCGTCGCCGGTGCTTTCTCACTGCTCCCAAGCTTCGCGATCATAAAGCTCTCGGTGTTGAGCGCTGACCACGCCCACCCAGGGAGCTTTCGCTTGGCCTGGACCAGCGCCTTACCCACGGGGAGATCTGCCTTCCTGGCCGCACTGTATGCGATCCTAAAGCACGTCTCATCATCACCGCCACCTTCGGCGCAACTATTGAAAGCCCCTATAAATTTATCCCGCTCCGCCTGCGTCGGTAGCGCTTGCTTGACCTTGTCTGGTAACTCTTGAAACCAATTTCCATTGTTGCTTTGATATGGCATCTTCATTCTCCCGCTTCTTGTTCGTCGTCGGTGGGCTCGATCGGATCTTCAGATGGCCGACTCATGAATCCATTCTCTGACTGGGGCGCGCCCGCCATCTCCCTGACCCATTTTTCTAGGTCGTCGTCCGGTGTTATTATCCCCGCGCTCACCATCTGCGCGATCGGTCCAGAGATTTCCTCAAGCGGCATTTTCTCGAGATCACCATGGCGGATCTTTGGGTATGTGTCTGCGTCGTGGTTCCCATTTATCCGCATCAATTGCTCGACGGCCGAATTCAACACCTCGACAATCGCCGACAAGAACCCGCCGAGCGCTTGAGAGAACATGTTGGTTTTCGTCGACGCCAGCGCCCACGATCCGGTGGTGCCGGAACCGAGGAAGAGGAAGTCGGCAAGGAACGATCGAGCGATCGATTTTTCTAAGCGATCGATCACTGGTGTTGTCTCTGCTGTCTTGCCACCGCCGCCGGTCATTAACTGGAACTTGTAGCCGCTGGGGTTGCCGTCTTGCGTCACCTCGCTCGGAAGAACAAGCCCGGAATATTCGTCTGATTTGACTCGACTCACCATGTTCTGAAAATTGGCTAGTAATTGCTTCTCTGAACTTGTCGCAGAATCGGACAATAGGCGAAGCGGTACTGTCATTACTGGTAGCCCGCTAAGATTGCGGCTTATCCCGATAGCCTCGCTGATCTGGATCTTCTTTTGAATCGAATAAGACACGTAGCAATTGCGCAAAGCACTGCGCCCCTGGGGGTTGTCCTTCATTACGCCCACCGATCGAAACAGAAGGAGCTTCTCCAGAGGGATATAATTGATCTGATAATTAGGGGGCGCCATCTGATACATGCCGAGAAGATCCCCGGCCTCGGAGAACTCCCACCCATAATTCGTATCTTGCGATCTCGGTGAGAACTTAGACCATCCGATCCGGTTGTCTGTGAAGATCGAGCTCTTCGCTTTGTCGTCCTTGCGGCCTTGCCGCATCTTAAACACGATCTCGAAAGTCGACCATCCATAGATGCAAACCCCTCGCACGGCTTCGCCCATCACGTTCGCCCACGACTGTGACAAGTCGGTGATGCACTCTTCCACGAACTCGGCGGCCGCCTTCGACGTGTCCGACTCATCGGCCGCGTCGACTTCCCACGCCACCTTTCTCACGAACGAGTCGATCAAGAAAAGCACGGCTCCGATCGTCGCGTTATTGTCACTCATCTCGCGATAAGCTTTGATGCCGTTCGTGCCGCGGAGCTCTGACAACCACTCCTCTTCGATCGTCGCGTAGCCGTTTGAAGATCTGTTTAGTCCCGTCACTCCTATCTGTGCGTAGGGATCGAGATCCTCGGCCCCGACCTCTTCACCACCGAGCCCGGGAGCGTATGAATTCTTAACCATGTTTTACCTCATTGAGTTTTAAAATCTTTCTCTGACGCCGGAGCGATCCGGCACCTGCAATTAATACGCTCCCCTGGCGGTAGCGCCCCATCACCTGGGGCCAGGGCCGCGACGGCCTTACCGTCCATGGTCTCCCACTCGAAGAAATCATCGACGGGGATCACAACACCATCGAGATCTCGGTGGGATTCCCGCGTGCGTGTGTCGTGAAATGACACCCACATCTTGTACTTCGTCCCGCGATCTTGGTAGCTGCGGAACGCCGCGTTATTCCGCGCTTGCGTTAGCTCGGTCCTGGCGATCATCTTCGCTCGGCTTGCGACGCCGTAGGGATCTCTGGATCCATTCACCCCGTTATCTCCGAAGGTATGGAGCTCTCGGCCGCGGAACTTAAAGGGCGGTGGCTTGGAGACACCCGCCCGCGTAAACGGATCGGGTCCTGGGACGCCCTCGAGCGCTCGCCTAATATATGAGTCGCTGGCCTTGATACCGTGCTTGATCTCCTTCTCTCTGAGATCGGCCATAAACTCGCGGGTCGAGTCGTAGAATTCCCGCCGAAGATCTGAGATGATCTCATTAGCCGCGATGTTGGTTTTATATTTAGCCCGCTTTAGTTCCTCGGTGTACTCTTCCCCCCGGATCACCTTATTCGTTTCGTCCCTGTAGTTCGATTTAAAAGAGCGCATGTACCACGCCTCGAGGATCCGCTTAAGCTCCGCCGGTGTTCCCGCGTAATCTGCCTTCCTCACGATCCCCTTATCTCTTAACCACTCGTTCTTAAGTTTGATTAGGAACTTGTTGATCCACTTAGACACCTGCGGCCCCATCGCCTTCTCGTGATTCGTCGCCATCCGCGCGCCTTTGCCCGCGAACATTCGACCGGTGGATTCCTCTTTCAAGATCACATCCATGATAGCGCCCCGGCCGAATGGTTAACGCTGATATCAATCTTGATCGGAGTCTGGTTCTTGCTGTCGAGCTCTGTGATTCCCCACACCATGGCGTCGAGTCTGTCATCGTCATTATCGCCTGCGCCGGGAACGAAATTACATAGCTGATCTTCAAGCTCGGGCATCGACTTCGCGAAGTGGGCGCGGCCCTGCTCGAACCTGGCGGCCACGGGTTGCGCCCGTGTAAACTTCCCCTTGGATGCCCGCACCTCCTGGATTGCGACGGTGGGATCGATCTGGTTGATTATCTTCCGCCATAGGTCCCCGCCCTGGTTGACCTCGACAACGATGCAGTCGGCCGTGTGCTGGTGGTACAGTTTAACCGCCAGCCCCATGATCTGATCTGGCGGTGCCACCGCGCTCGCGTCGTCGAGAATATAGAAGTGACCATCTTCGTCGATGCCACACACCACAAGCCCGCTCTCGTGTGAGCGCTCGTGGGCTGTCACCGCTGGGTCGACCGCCACCACGATCCGAACCAAATCAGGAACGTTCGCGCGCCTGCTCTCGTCGATCGCCTTCCGCGTGAAGATAGCGCCCGGCATCTCGTCGAGTAGCTCCCCGTCGAGCTCTTGGCGCCCCATCGACGTGCCCCCATACTCATCGAAAATCTGTTCCATGAATACCGGGCTCAGATTCGCCCGGTTCTCTTTAGTGCTCCCCCTGGTGACCACGGTCCGCGGATTGCTGGCTATCTTGCGCAAGAACTTCTTGGGCCTCGGCGTCGTCGTGATGATTGCCCTAGGATGCTTTCCCAGTCTCAACCCGAACATCGCCATGGACCACGTATACCCGCCCCGGTTCCACGCCCCGACTTCGTCCGACCATATCAATTCACATTGCGGCCCCCTTAACATCTCCGGTGCATCGCTCGAAAACGTCAAAGCCTGCGCCCCATTGGGCCAGGTGATCAAGCGCTTTGACGGCTCGTATACCGGCCTGAATTCATCCGGTGAACAATTAACAATCCCGCTCTCCCCGTCGATCATAACTGACCTTACGTCCCCGACTGTTCGCCCTATTAGATGCACCCTGGAAACTCCGCCATATCGAACGGCCTCGATCACCGCCTCCGATCCCGTTCTCGTTTTGCCCCATCCGCGACCGGTCATAATTAGCCACGTCGACCAGTCTCCTTCTGGGATTAGCTGCTCCGGCCTCGCGTGTAGCGCCCATTCGGTTTCGAGCGCCTTAAGCTCATCCTGATCCATCGCCTTCAGTATCTTCGCCTGGCTCTGCCTTGGCTGCGATGCCAGCCAGTTTATCCATGAGCCGGTCCCTGGCGCTCGTCGTTTCCACTGTTGCATCTAGCGACACCTCCGCGGTTAATTGCGTTTTGGGAATAAACATTGCGCGCCGCCGTTCAAGCTTCCACGCGGCCGCGTGCCACGAGCCCCCGATCGCCGCCTTCTCAATTAGCGCCAACCACCGGTTTGTTGCCTCCCCCTCAACTTCTTTTATGCGCCTCAAAAATTCGCTGAATTTCCGGCTACTTGCAAGCTTCGGCTGCTCTTCCGCTTTCTTCTTCTGTTCATAGAACCACCCCTCGCTGAACCCTGCGCACCCGCAAGAGTCTTTGATCGGACACCCTAGCCGAATCGCCTTAAGAAATCGATCCTGCATCTCGTCCGTTAGATCCTTGGGTTTGCGCCCTGCGTTACTCTTCCCCTTCTTAGCCATCCAGCACCTCCGCCGTTCCCCCTGTGAACTCTTCCCATCGTCTCAATATGACATCACAATACGCCGGGGAGATTTCCATCCCGTAGCACCTGCGCCCGGTTTGTTCGCAGGCGATTAGTGTGGAGCCCGATCCCATGAACAAATCAACCACGGTCCCCCCTGGCTTGCTGCTGTGGCTGATCGCGTGCGTCGGTATATGCACCGGCTTCTGTGTCGGGTGGAGATCGTTCTTGGCGCTATTCGCCAGCGTCCACACGCTTAGCGCGTGCCCTTGATCGGGAAAATTGAATGTGTGCGCCCCCCTGGTTCCATAACACACAAGCTCGGTGCTCCATGTCCAATGCCTTCGCATCAACGACGGCATCGGCGCCGGTTTGGCCCATACGCAATAATTGCTGTGCTCTGCCCACTGGGCCATCCACTCCCAGATCTCCCCCGCTAGGTGATGCGACGTGCAAATATACACGGTGCAATCTTTCCCCATGACTGAAATCATCGAACCCGCGACGCTCTTGAAGCTGAATCCCTTATCCCACTCGGCCCCCATCAATCGATCCATCGCATCGCTACACCCTGACGCGACGCCCTTGTTCTTCTCGGCGATGTTGTAGGGTGGATCGGTAAATACTAGATCCGCCTTCTCCCCATCCATAAGCGCCGCCACATCCTCGGCCCTGGTGCTATCCCCACACATCAACCGGTGGTCCCCAAGCTTCCAGATCTGCCCCGGTTGCGCCGTCGGCACTTCGGGCACTTCGGGCACTTCATCGGGATCGGTGTTACCCTCGGAGATCCCCGTGACCTCATCGACAAGCGCCGCCAACTCTTCAGCGCTGAACCCGGCCGCCTCGAGCAACTCATCCGCCTCGAGCTGAAGAGCGCTTAATTGTTTGGCCAGTGACTCATCATCCCAGTCTGCGAGCTCCGCGGTTCGATTGTCAGCGATGGCGTAGGCAATGGCCTCGGCCCCGTTTAGCTCGGTACTCACCGTATTGATGTCCCGCCACCCCAGGGCATCGGCCGCGGCCAAGGTTCCATTGCCAGCGACCACCACGCCGTTGGCATCCACCACGATCGGCTTCTGCTGGCCGAATCTGTTTAGACTGGCCTTAATGGCCTTCATGTTTTTGTCGTCGTGCGTGCGCACGTTGGCGGGGTCCATGGCCAAGGATTTTACAGGCACTCTATCGATCTTCATTAAAACACCTTAATTATTGGTTCTCGCGCGTTGTCTTTCCACACCCAGAATTCTTTAGACGCGTTCGGCGGTGCTTGTGACATCACCATTTGGCGCCGCTCTTTAGACCCCGGTGCCCGGTTCGCCTTCACCTGGATTAGTCGGATCCCCTCATTCCCGATCGCGACAATATCCCACGTCCCTTTAGACGCGGCCGCCCTGGTGCAGTCGTAGCCCTCCGCCTCTAGCCGCCGGATCGTCTTATGCTCTAGCCGCCGCCCCTTGGCCGCTGTATTAATCTTCGCCATTCGCCCCCCCTATGCGATCTTTAGAATTTTCTTCGGTCTGCCCCTGCCCCCGCCCTTGGCCGACCTGGTCTCAACTGCAAGGATTTTGTTGGCCACCAGATAGGTGACCCCGAGATCGATCAATCGCCCGAATTTGGCGGTGGATTGTGACTGCTTTTTAAGCGCTCCGATTGTTAGCCCATCGTCACTTGACTCGATAGCTGAGACAATAATCTCACAGACGTCCGGAAGAATCGGGAGATTCTCCGGGCTCAAGTCTTCGCCGCTGGTCAATGCGTGATGCCCGAACGAGTGATTCGGGAATGGTGTTGCCAGATCCCCCTCAGGGATC